GCGTGCAAAAGTTTCTGGGCGTGCAACAGTTTATGGGCGTGCAAGAATTTATGGAGATGCAAAAGTTTCTGGGCGTGCAGAAGTTTCTGGGCGTGCAGAAGTTTGTGGAGATGCAGAAGTTTCTGGGCGTGCAGAAGTTTGTGGAGATGCAGAAGTTTGTGGAGATGCAGAAGTTTATGGGGGTGCAACAGTTTATGGGTGTGCAAGAATTTCTGGGCGTGCAGAAGTTTGTGGAGATGCAGAAGTTTCTGGGGGTGCAACAGTTTGTGGAGATACAAGAGTTTCTGGGGATGCAAGAGTTTCTGGGCGTGCGCAAGTTTATGGGGATGCAAAAGTTTTTGGACGAGCAATAGTTTTGGGAGATGCAGTAATTTCTGGAGATGCAGTAATTTCTGGAAATGCAGTAGTTTCTGGAATAAGAAGAAGTGATGGTTATACTTTTGTTTATGTTCCTGATGTTGACGGCGTGATGAAAGTTCAAGCGGGGTGCAGGGACTTTACAATGAAGGAAGCAAAGAGGCACTGGAGAGTAACAAGAGGTGGAACGCCGCTTGGAGATGAAACAATGGAGATACTTAAAGCACTTAAAATATTGTCTAAAGTTAAACCAGAAGGGTGTGTATAAGATGAAAGTGGAGTTATAAATGACCAAAGTAAAAAGCAGACGCGACTTGGAAGCGATTGGCAATGACGACTATGTCCCGCTACAGGGTTGGCAGTATGACCAGATGTATGGCGCGATGCGTCCGGTTGATGCCATCGCGTCAGAGATGGAGTTGCGGTGGGGTGTCGGTAAGCTGGAGACATTGGTGACACCAGAGACCGCCGCCAAGTTTGAGAGCGCACGAGCCAAGCTGGATGTGGCTATCTTCAACAAAGACCCCGACTTGGTTATACAACGTGCGGGGGTTATGGTGCGCGGTTGGAAAGCATTGGAGGCCGAGGCATTGAGACTAGGCCATAAGCCAGCACCACCAGAGTTGTGGTATGCCAAAGCACCTGAGGAGTACGGACTGGATGAGATGCAGTTTGTAATCGCCAAGGACAACTCTGCCGCTACTCTGGCGCAGACCGAACTGCCCGTGTATACTGTGACTGAAGTGGCACGCATCATAAGACTGTGGCGTAGCCAGAGTGATGTGAGCAAGGTCAAGAGTATATTCGCTGGCGCAGAGGTTGTGCGAATGGATGGCGACCTTATTGATGACAAGGAGATACCCTTCTGATGGCAGTCCCACTTATAGCATTATTAGGACGAGTAGGCGCACGAGGCGCGTTTACTCGGCCACGCCCATCAGCCAGACAGTTTGCGTCAAATGCAAAACAGGCGGCCGGTAATCTGCGGCTTGATGTGGATAGCAACGCTTCCAAGGTTCAGCGTGCTATTCAAGGTCTGAGTAAGCAGATGCCATTTGCTACTGCTGGCGCATTGACAGCCACGGCGTTTGACGTGCGTAAGGCTATGGTCAAGACAATCTATCCATCATCGTTCGGGGTAAAGAACAGGGGCTTTGCTAACGCTATGTTCCGTGTAGACAAGGCCAATAAGAAAAAGCTGGAGGCACGACTGTATGATAGGTTCAGCAAAGACTACATGGTCAATCAAGCCGAGGGTGGCAACAAGCCCTTGCGCGGCAGATACTCTCCAGTCCCTGCAAGTGATAGGCCAAGGGTATCGAGTAAGTCAACGTATGAACGCAACAAGCCGAGGACTGTTCTAAACAGGCCAAAGGCTTTTATTCAGACCGCAAATAACTCCACTATGATATTGGAGCGCAGAACGAAGAAGCGTTACCCACTGAAGAAGTTGTATGTCCTGTACACTGGCTCGCCTCGTATTCCTAAACGCTTCCCGTTTTACGAGCGTGGCCACGCCATCGCAAAGATGAAGATAGAAAAAAACTTCGCAAAATCATTTGCCAGAGCCAAGGCAACAGCCAAGCGGAGGCGTTAGGTTCTTCCAGAAACGATGCTGACTGCGGGTAACGCACGCGGCGATAGAAAATTAGCGACAGAAAAATTTTTGAAAAAGGTTCTATTCTTAAAATGACAGAAACAACGGCCAACAATGTAGTCCCGCTCAAGACGATTGCTCGGACTTTAGACCTGACGGAGAGGCGGGTGAACCAGCTTGTGAAGGAGGGGACTTTGCCAAAAACTGAGCGTGGACGCTATGAATTGATACCTGTCGTTCAGGCTTACATCAAATTCTTAAGAGAAAAAAGCGTCAACACAGATGTCGGGGCAGACGACTACGCGGCCCAGCGAACCAGACTTACCAAAGCGAAGGCTGACATGGCCGAAATGGAAAAAGACCAGATGGCTAACAGTCTCATCCCAGCGTCCGATGTTGGCGACGCTTGGGAGGCTATGGTATCAAATATGAGGGCCAAGATGCTGTCGCTACCCACCAAGGTGGCAACATCTGTTTTTGTCTCCGAGGACGTTTCGGAGACCAAGAGAATAATCAAGGAGCAAGTGTATGAAGCACTCACCGAACTCTCGACCATCGAAGTCAAAACCCATAACCCTATCAGGGCCACCGCCTCTGACGACGATAGCGAACAAAACACTAAGTCTGCTCGCACCGCCGCCAGAAATGCAGATAAGTGATTGGGCTGACAATCACAGAAGGCTATCAGCAGAGGCGAGCGCAGAGGCTGGTCAATGGTCAACTGATAGGGCCGAATATCAACGCGGCATAATGGACGCCCTGTCTGATGAAAAAATCGAGACTGTCGTGGTGATGTCATCTGCACAGGTCGGCAAGACTGAGATTATCTTGAACATGATTGGCTATCATGTAGACCAAGACCCGTGTCCGATTATGTGTGTTCAGCCAACGCTTGACCAAGCGGCGACATTTTCAAAAGACAGAATTTCTCCGATGTTCCGAGATACACCACGGCTCAAAGACAAGGTTAAAGATGCCAGAAGCAGAGACGCGAACAACACTACTTATCACAAGGGCTTTGATGGCGGTCATCTGACACTGGTAGGCTCTAACAGTTCGAGCGGTCTTGCGTCCCGCCCAATTCGCCTTGTGCTGTTCGATGAGATTGATAGATACACAACGACAGCAGAGGGCGACCCGATTGAACTGGCCAAGAAACGTGCGGCAACATTCTGGAACCGCAAGTTCGTGATGGTAAGCACCCCGACTGTGAAGGGTCATTCTCGCATCGAGGCAGAGTTTGAAAAATCTGACAAACGCGAATATCATGTTCCCTGTGCCGATTGTGGCCACTCACAAGTAATGCGCTGGTCTAATGTTCATTGGGAGCAGGATAAACCAGAAACAGCGCACTATGCTTGTATCGAGTGCGGTTCGGTATGGGATGATGCGGCTCGCTTTCGAGCAATACGCAGGGGAGAGTGGTTAGCCACCGAGCCACTCGTCGGAACGGCGGGTTTCCGACTTTCTGGTTTATGTAGTCCGTGGTCGCCACTTGAAGGAATGGTGCGCGACTTTCTACAGGCCAAGAAACTGCCAGAGACGTTGCGTGTATTCGTCAACGTTACCCTTGGTGAGACATGGGAAGAAGAAGGCGAGACCGTCGCGGAGATGGAGATTGCCAACCACCGTGAGGAATACGGTGACAAATTGCCTGACGAGATTGTGTTCCTGACTGCTGGGGCCGACGTGCAAGATGACAGACTCGAAGTTGAAATCCTCGGACACGCGCGTGACTCTGAGACTTTTTCAGTGGCCTATCACACCTTATACGGCGACCCAGCTTCGGCGGCTGTCTGGAATGACCTCGATGGCATACTATCGCTTGAATACGAAACCTATAACGGGCGAAGCCTTGGCGTGAAGGCCACGGCGGTTGACTCCGGTGGCCATCACACTCAGGCGGTGTATAAATACTGCAAGCCCAGAATTTCTCGGCGGGTGTTTGCAATCAAGGGTGTCGGTGGAGAGGGCAAGCCTCCGGTTGGTCGGCCAAGCACCAACAACAACATGAAGTGCAAGCTGTTCCCTGTCGGCGTTGATACAATCAAAGAGATGGTGTATTCACACTTGCGAATAAAGGAAGAAGGTGCTGGGTATTGTCACTTTCCCGCCTCCTACCCTGACGAGTATTTCAAGCAGTTGACCGCCGAGAAGGTCGTGCGTAAATACCACAAGGGATTTCACAAGCGTGAATGGATAAAAACACGCGCAAGGAACGAAGCTCTCGACTGTAGGGTTTATGCGTTGGCGGCATTGTCAATCGTCAATGTCAATGTTAATATAATCGCACAACGTTCTGCGTCTGCTAAGACAACGGACGATGGTGAGGTTAAACCTACCAAAAAAGTTCGGCGCAAAATGCCGAGACGAGATGGTGGATTTGTAAATGGATGGCGTTGATGGCGACTAAGTCGAAAGTAGATGGGCCGCGTATCAAGCAGAAAATACGCCGGAGAGGTCGTCACGCGAAAA